TTGATGAACTCTTCTCTGAATTACCATTGTCGAATTTACTATAAAGTTTTTTATATGTATTATCATACCAAGTATTATCGACATTATCATAATATCCGTTCCAGTTAAAATGAGACTCAAAATAATCGAAACCAATGTCCTTCAATTTTACTAAAGTTATTCCTCCGTCATCTGCGAAATCTACATAATTATTGAAATCCCGAGAGGCATTTCCATTTCTTAGTTCGATAGGAATCCCATTCATATGAAAATATTCCATATTAAGATGTTCAACATTCCTTCCCGAATTTATATTAATATTAGGGGAAAGATTATCCTCCCCAAAGGCTTCATTTACATTTAATATATATGGGAGATTACGTGCATTGGATGCATTCTTAAGCTCGAATTTACAAATGGTCGGAACTACTCTACTAATAATGGAAGTTTCCTTCAAATTATTTTCTAATAGTCTGTCATACTCATTTTTTAAGATAATTCTGTTTGTGTTTTCTTCTATACTTTCAACATCTAATACAGGATTAAGCCCTGCATAAAATTTAGCCAGGTCGATTTCAGAACTATCATATAACATATCTCCTAAACTTGAATTTCGTGTAGAGTAAAAGTCGAAATCGAAATCTTTAAAGTCGTAAGCTGAAAATTTCCCATGGATTGTTTTATATTCATGGTAGATATCGAATTCGCGTTGATTGCCATTCAATGTATATAGCCTGGAGTTAAATATGACTCTGTAATACTCAATATTAAACGGGTCTCGTTCGATTTCTATTATTCTTATAAATTTATTAGAATCAATATTATTAATATATTCTCCAACTATCACATTTCCAATCTCTGTGGACTTAATTAGAAGAATATGTCCATCCTCAGATCCACCAACAGTTGTATATATAGTCCAATCTATAAATAATGTGTCGTTCCCTGGAAACATAGAGTCGACGTAATCATCCGTCAACCCAATATTATTTAATTCACCTTTATCAACGCTTATAAAATCTGCATAATTGGAATTATAAATCCCTAATGCATTATGTCTTCTTTTATTACCATCTACATGCTCTTCTATTATAATAGAAGTATCAACCACATGCGTTTTATATGTAACGGCATCACCATTATTGATTGCAGAAGAGAACGCTATAGCAATTTGCTGAAGAGAACCCTTTGACGAGAACCTGTTACCAATTGCTCTTCCTGCATGTATATCTTCATCCGCTATTATAACATAGTCTCCTAAATTATATTGAGATATTTCTATTTCTGTTTTATCTCCCATGAATACACGGTCTCCATGGGCTGGAACCTCCTTAATACGAACTGTTATAAATCCCTTATAGTTTGGAATCGGAGAAGAATAATCAACCACTAATTTCTTACCATTTTTAGAAAATCCGCCGAAAGATTCCAGTGAACTTTCATTCGGTGATATTATGAATTTATAAGATAGTATGTTTTTTATAGAATTTATTACATGGTAAAAATTTCCGTTAACGTCTTTGATATATTGCAAAGATGGAATTCTGAATTGATCTGGATTTGGCAATAGATCGAAATCTGTTAATAACATAGTATCATGTAATGTTTTATATGAACCTTTGTTAACATTTAATTTTCCTTTTGGATCGAAACCATTAACACTGAATGAACCCTCATCAATGTCATCGACATAAATCCCAAAGTATCTATAAATTTTATAGTTGTCTGCAGTACTATCATCGAATAAAAACTCTAAGTTAATTATATTAGCAGATACAATTCCATTTCTCTCGAACCCCTGTGTAATAGTCTGATTATTAAAAATTTCAGGATAATCCACTTGAGTATAATATGTATCAAGCTGTTCCGCTCTATTAACAAACCCACCGTTTACAATATCTATTCCATTAAAAAAGGATTGAGAACCTTCTTTGAAGTTTATTGTTAAAGCAGAATTAGGAAATCTTTTATCGTTCGCATGTCTGTTTAAATACTCTCCAATCTTTGAAGACTTACTTAAATCAAACGTCTTGATAATAGTTGCATTTTTAAGAAGCTCTAAAATCCTATCATTTTGTCCCGAAGTCGACTCTAAATATTCATTTTTATAATCGGTCCCTTCTATTCTGTATAAAACAAACTTAGTAGGTATTTTCTTTTCAATCCAAATTGGAGCAAATATTCTATACTGCTCACCATATAACTTGGTATTGTTTTGAATTGCGCCATACTGATATTGATCTTCATACTGGAATTCATAGTCAGAGTATACCGTAGAGTCTGATATAGTTCTCAATACATCATATCGTTGCGTTAGAGGCATGCCCTTATAAAAGTTGGCAATATCAATAGAATATATTCCAGACTCTTTTATATCGAATTTTTGATATGTAATATTTGATAGTTCCTTATTAGCTCTAAATGCACTTAAGAATATATTCCCTATAGAGTCAACCAATACTTTAATATTGCTTGTTAACTTAGGGTTTGTTCTTAATATAGCAAAAGACTTATCGTCTATTGAATTATTCTCTATGTCGGTGTTAATTCCAGCCATGTAGGGACTTTATTTTAATTATATATCCCTTAAAATAGAAGCGGCTGTTAATAGAATTACCTAGGTATTTTAAAAATGTCCTATTTCTGGGAATGAGAAGTCAATGTTTCCCGTTGACAAATATCTACGTCTTCCTCGTGATCCAAGGAAGTTAGAATTATAATTAGATAGCATTGCTCCTGTTATGTTGTTAATGTTTTTACCCTGAGATGTATACTTCGCATGTACTTCTATATCGAATTTAAAATCATTCTTACCGAAGTCTAATATATCAATTCCAATTTTTTTAGCGTAACTTAAGTTTGTTAATATATTATTTAAAATGCCACCCACTAATCCAGTTCCAGAGGATCCTGCTCCATAATAATCTGTCATTCTATATTGGAACACAATGTCTAAAGAAATAGAGTTAGCGCTTCCACCTGGTATGATTTTCTTACCGTTTTTATTTGATGCGTCTACTATTAACGAGTCAACGTTCAATGGCGATATATATAGAAATGACCCACATGAATGTCCTCCCAATAAATACTGGTCTTCAGGGGCAAACCCATTTTTAATAGTTTGCCTCAATCCAATTATATTATCGCTATTAACGGTATTTAATATACGTAGAGGGGTCTGTTTTTTTCCATGAGCATCAGTCGATCTTCTTACAGCAGTTTTTGGCATTCCCACTAATCCATTACTTGCAATTTTTAATAAAGCATTGTCCGCATTCGATGAATATCCAGTAATAATAGGATGGTCAATATGTATATACATGCCATTTGAATATGATTGGAAGTCAATATCAACACCAATAGTGGTAGTGGTTTTTGTACCATTTACACCAGTATACCCACCAGACCATATAAAATCATTTTCACCAGAATTTGCATCCGTGAATATATTTTGAGTAGCTGCAGAAAATGATTTAGATCCTGATCCTACTATTTCAGTAACACCGAAAATTGGGTACGATAAACCGTATTCGTATTTATCATAGCTCGGAGTACTTGGTACTGATGGATCTATATCACCATTTGCATTTGAAGAGAGTAAACCACTTTCATCGAATATATACAGGTTGTCGTCATTCGCAATATTCTTAAATCGCGAATATATGAACTGTCCTTTCACTTGAGTTGATTGTTCTGGCCCACTATTAAAATAACTTTCATCTAAACCTTTTATATTCTGATAAATGACAGGAACCATATCGTATCTTGCCTCTTCACTATAATATCCATCATACGCGTTATTAGCAGTTCCAGTCCCAAGACCAAATATAGTGTTGTTAGTAGATACATGGGCTGGTTGTGTTGTATCTCCAATTATTCTAGCAATTAATTCAAGATCAGTTGCTTTAGTATTAGACAATTCCAATTTAAAGTTTTTAGTAACGATGTAACCTTTTCCTCCAGTAGTTGGAATTTCTTGGATATAATATCCAGCAAACAATTGAACTGTTGTATTATTTGTAACGGGTGTAATGTTTCCATTCTCATCAATTATACGTACTAGCAATTCTCCAGTAGTTCCTTCAATAATTGCTCTCAAGCTCAATATTTCATTTTGTAGTGATAGCAATTTTTCATACACCGAAACTGGAGACAATATGTCTGTTAAAAAACCTGATGCAATTTTATTTGCATTATGTGCAAATGTTTGATTTCCAACATCAAATGATTCTCCAACGTGTTTATATATGCCGGCAGACTCTAAGTCTTGTATTATTTGCACCTTTAATAAATCTAATTCATTTACCTTTATAACATTTCCAAGAGAATCTGTATTGAATTGCCCTTGTGGAAATTCAATTTTTTGGATTGATGACCATTCTGATTCTAAAGGATTGGATGGAAATCCAGCTTCAGAAATAGATTTAATCATAAATTCAACTATTTCTCCAGGATTAATTGATATTTCAAAAGAGTTAAAGTTTACTGCACTTGCATTTTCTTCGCTCTCCATTATCCAATTGAATTTGCCATAAGAGTTTTTCTCTCTCTTTCTAATTGGACCTAACAATTCAGTCCAATTTGAAAATACTGCAGTTTTTTCTGTACCAGTTACACTATCTATAAATTTGATTTGGTCAATTGTTGACGTTTTTCCAGACGTTGATACATATCTGTATCTAATCTTAAATTGAATAACTTCTTGAGAAACCTGGTTTCCAATAGACTTAGGATTTGGAACTGACCAAAACCCTCTAACTCTATATTTAGGTGAAACTAATTGAATATTTGACGAATCGCCTGCTGCTTTAATTTCATTGACAGTTGATGTGAACAATTTAGATTCAGATTCACGTTGCAACACTAGTGAAATTAATTCGTTATTGTGACTATCCTTTTCTGCACTAGACGTAAATTTCTTAGTATTAATCAGTGATTTTTTTTGTTTAATCGACTCATCAATTTTATTTAACGACTGTTCAGTTGTAAATTTATCAGATTTTAATTGTTTTATTTTTTCTGTAGTAGAATTGTCAGTTAAATGGCTGTTGATTTGCACTACTTTGAAATTTACAATATCAATCAATGGCGCAGATGGTTTTATTCCAACCGCTGAAGGAGGAATATAATCAACTTTTAGTGATTTGATAAATTGTCCAAAGTCTGCCACTTCATTTTTGTAATATTCAGCAAGCTTCACTTTATTACCAGAAACATCTGTTATCTCCAAGTCATTAGAATAGAATCCAACTCCCGGTGAATAATTTTCAGCAGGTATTTTTGAATTAGGATCTATTGGCTTAATGAAAACAATTTGTCTTTCATTAAATGCGACATTAATTTCAACGTTTAAATTAGATTCTACCTCTTTATAAATTCCTAACTGTTCAACTCCTATTTTTATAGATTCAGACCCTTCTAACAATAGAAGCTCAATTTGAGTAGTAGATCCATCAATCGAAAGAACCTGATATCGTGTTCTATAATTGCCAGAGTTAACGATTAATGAATCTCCAAGTTTAAGAGATTCCGTATCTTTAAGTATTTTTGTCGAATCAGTATATGACAATTTATTAAGTGTAAAAAGTTTAACACCTTTTACCTGGCTAATACCATCTATTATAATATTCTTCTGTACATTATCAATTTTAATAACATCGAAGAATCCATTGTATTTTATCTTTCTAATCGGCATATCAACAACCTGAGAATCTAGATAATAAAGCCAATTATTATCATTAATATCGGTCATTAATTCTGAATATGATATCTCACTTCCACCTTTATATATTTCATCGAATGAATTAATCGATGCAGCATCATTTTCATTAAAAATAAATCTTTCAACATATACCTTCTCAGTTTCGACAGGAATCTGTCCACTAACATCTAAATTTATTGTTAATAGAGGATTTAAAAATTCTTCGAAAAAATCATTTAGTTTTGTAGTAAATATAGTCGGAGACACCAGTGTTGTTATTGAAGGAGAAGGACCCTTTAGCCTCGATGTATGAACGGTTCTATAAGTACCATCCTTTAATCTTACATTAGCGTTTGAACCTTCCAAACCACTAATTGACACGATATTATTATTTAGTCGATCGAGCTCTCTCTTCAAATAACCAAACGCTGGTATCTGAATAGTTTCCATTAGGTTAGTTTTACTATTAAAAAGGTCAATTGTAACAGTCTCCTTGTCAGTGGTTATTGCTTCGTTAATTCGTTTAACAGTTTCTAATGAGTTAGTGTTTAACTCAAGAAACTGTTCAAGTAACTGTGATATTGAATTGCTAGCGCTCATATTATCTTATAATTTCAAGTTCAAATGTATTATTTATTTCGTCAACACATATTAATTCAAAGTATGGTTTAGAACTTAATATATTTTCAATATCAATAGATGCTTTTAAAATCCATCCAAGAACATTAGACTTGTCTGTGTATATATTGATCTTGTTTAGTCCTAAATATGGCAATGTATTCTTAAAAGAAAACGTAATAGTTTGACCTTTCTTCCAAGAATTAATACTGTCGTCAAGGTATATATTCAAATCACCTGTAAGAACCCCAGAGTTAGTGTTGACTCTAATTAAATTATCAAACGGTCTAACTCGAGTTATCAGTCCGGTCGATGCAGAAGTTGACATGTTAAATGGATTTATTGCATTTACAGTGGTTCCGTTCACCCCTCCAATGACATCATAATTGAACAAATCGTTCAATGTATATCCATTGTTATCGTTTATGATTTTTATAAAGTTACTGTTGGTTTTATCTATCTTCATACCTACTCCTGCCTTTATAATGTTTGTATTATATTGAATTTCCGATGGAATAACTCCCGATATAACTAAATTCAACCTGGTATTAACCGACGTTATCATATCTAATATTGACGTTGATTTTGCATAGTTTAAAGCTGCATTTTCTAAATCAAGTTCTAACGCTTTAATTCTAGATGCAAAATCCATTGAAGTACCTTGTGCACTTAGATGTGCAATTAGATTCTCTATGTCATTAACCCTCTGGGTCATTGTTGCATATGTGTTTGCAGCATCGACTAATAACCTTGCAGCATTTTCAAGAGCAGTCGTTGTGTTCAAGAAAATGTCCATCGAGAATGTTGAATAGTCATTTATGTTTACCTCTACTCCTACATTGTCTAGAGATGAGTTAAATTTAACATTTAGTTTAAGGGCGAACGCATTACCATTTAATCCAGTAACATCATTTGGTTTATATTTAGTCAATTCTGGTATATATGAACCTTCTGAATTAGGGTCATTTTTAAAATTATCTAATATTAATATCCCATATAAATTAGTAGACTTATTAGCGGTGTTTGATTTTGAATATAAATCATAGTATATTAATATGGCGTTAAATCTGAAGTCTCCTCCTCTCTTAGAATAATCCAATAAATTATTTAGTTTCGGATCAGTTGCAATTTTAGCATATATTGAAGGGTTCCATTCGATACCATAATTATATAAATCGATTGGGTCTAAGCTTATAGAACCGTAAACATTGTCAGCCAAAGATTCTAAATCCAAATAGGAATCAGGGTGTGTTTGATTAACTCTGCCGTTAATGTAATCCGTAGGTAAATATGACGTTGCTGTAGTATTAAAGTTATTTGATTTGAATAAAATGTCAGGTGTATAACCAACCGATGATGGTACATTTACAAATATTTCATTATATGTATTTCCCTGATAATTTTTATCATTAGACACGTCGATATTTCCAATATACTTAACGACTCTAGAATAGTTGTTTCCAGAATCAGTAGTGTCTTCGTCTTCTACTACTCTTGAACTTCCTGCAACTGATTGTTGTGTGTTAGCGTTCTTAACTTTAAATGCACCGATATGGTGCAGCCACTTAAAGAATATTTTTTCAGCATCTGATGTATATATTGATTCATCAAAATCATCATCTGTTAAAATAAAGTTTTCAAAGTTAAGGGCGTAATTTTGAAATGTTTGTGCAAAATCAACATTAGCATCTCCATGTGCCATATATTGCAAACCACTTCTTTTATGTAAATTTTCAAATTGAATATAGTTTTCCCCATTTGAAGGAGTGGACACTACAGGAATATCCAAAAGTGCAAACTTAGAATATTCGAAATTGATGTCAGGGTTGTAATATGCACGCGTCAAATCTCTAGCAGCTCCAGAGAATGCATACATAGTCCCGCCTTGTTCCTGTGGAATCCTTATTAATGGTGTTGCCATTTAAGCTATTTATAACTATAATTGCGATATGCTTGCGTTATTTGAACATATTATATAGAATGTTGATGTTTCATCAACAAATCTTAAAGTTATTGATCCACCATCATTAAGTACAATCGAAGTAGCACCTATTATATTATTAACATCAAATGTAATACTACCAGCATTCGCAATTAAAGTAATTTCCTGTCCGTCCTCTGCGTCGCTTAGTATTAAATTAGTTATAGGCGGAGCAGCATCTAAAATATATGTTGTTTTATCATACGTATTTACACCAGAAGGTAGAGATGTAACTCCACTTGATACTGAGTGTTTTAAACTTCCATTTAATGTCACATCAAAATTGAATTCTGCTGGAACATTAGTGACAACTTCTGTATCAGTAACCTTGAACGCCGATACACTACCACCAGTTGGCAATATATCTAATGCTCCTCCTTTAATTGAACCTGTTAATGTTAAAGTTTCATTTTCAAAATCTAATAAATTTGAAATGTCATCTAATTCATCTTTAATAGATTTAAAATTAGAGTTTAGTACAATTCTTGATGATGAAACCGAGTCTGTCCCAAAGATGTTTGTTATATTTGCCATGTTAAACGATTTTTAATATATTTTTATTTATTTTATTTCTATTTCCATTAACATCAGTTAACTCCAATTCAATTGTATAGTCTCCTTTGTGCTTAAATAAATAGGTTAGCCACGTGTTATTTGAATATATATCATCTATTTTTTTACTATTATTTTTAAGAGTCCATTTACATCCGATGATTCCAGGCATATTCGATATATCATATGAGAAAGTCACATGGTTCAACATGTGGACTTCTATATGTGTGTCAATTACATGTATATCATGAAAGCTTGGATTATATATTGTAAAGTGAATTTCTGAATCTTGTAATATAGTTCCTCCTAAAACACTATCGAATTTAACACTAGAATAGTCATGCGTTCTTGATGGTGATTCAGCCACTACTAGGATATATTCGCACATATCTTCTCCAATAGGGCCAGTCCCTGTTGATTCATTATTATCAGAATCTACCAATATTGGATTGTAATTAAATTTAGACAATAAAGGGTGAGCATTTGGATCTAACGTAGAAAGTTCCTCTGCAATTAATGTCCACCCTTGAATATCATACATGTTAATTGGATATGTAGATTGAATGATATATGTGTCAACTATTTCTAAGTTTGTATTAGGATCTATTTGTTCTATTTCTAAAACATGACCATTCACATGACCGGTATCTTGTCTTAAATCCATTTTAAACGATGAATGTATATCTCCACCTACTCGCATCATATTCCAATTAACTTCAGTCCCATCATCCCATACATGATTTCGCAACTCCTTCCATTGATATGGTCCAGGAGTCTCTGAAAATCCGAATGGAGACGCAGAATCTAAATATCTTCTTACTGTAGAAAATTCAGGGCTATCCACATCGTCATGCACATAGTTTGCCCTATCTAGTGTCAAATAATACGTTGCAATAATACTATCAATAGTCGCGATGTTTTCTCTTGACCACTCCCATTCACTGCCTGATACGTCATAACTATACGTGTATTCGTTCCAACTTAATTTAGGAGACATTTTTTGTAATAATCCATATACTTCAACATTTTTATTTTTTACTTCAAAATAGTTTGGTATTCTATAATAACTTCTCACGTTGTATAAGTCATAAACCGCAAGTTCTACTGAGTATACTCCGCTATATGGTAATACTATTGGGAATTGTTGGTATCCTGGATGCCATATTTGGTTTCCAGGTGTAGGCTCAGCCCAATATCCAACGTTTCCTCTAAATGATTTGAAGTAATCTCTAGGTCCTTTAACAATCCACTCCATCTCATAGATTCCCTGCTTCCACCAATTATCCCATTCCAACATGTGATTTCCAGTGGATTCACCATCTATGAATGTAAATTCCGCATCATCCCATGTATCAATAAATGACTTTGCATTTAATACAATAGGGCATCCTATAGGTATACCTCTTAGAGTATTGAAACTTGATAATTCTGTGTTATAATATGAATCATAAAAATTTATAATCGAACTAGATATTTCTTCGCGTTCAGTATCTAAAAGATTTGCGAAATTTTGAGAGCGTCCTGTTAATCTATAGTCAACCTTTCTAAGATCTTCAATATATAACTGCTTTTCAATCGGGTATCTACTGAAATCCACATTGGAACCAGCAGTTTGGTCTTTAATGATATGTTGATTATTCCAAACCTTCATGTTGAATTGTGAAAAATAATCACCTTCTCCTGTAATATCAACAATTTTGGCATTAAGCGGCAAATATGTTGATTGTAGTTTTTTCTTAAGTCCATATAGTTTTATAATAACTTCATCAGGGCTATAGTCAGATGACTCTTTTACTGTAGGGATGTCCCAAGAGTCTACTCCGCCATCCGCCTCATTTAATCTATAAACAATAGAAAATCTACTGGTCTTTTTTATATTTGAATTCGGTAATTCGTTATTATTATTTTTATTTGCTAGAAATCCAACCGTATCTTGGTTTGGAATCGCAACTGCTAATAATTTTCCAAAGTTTTCAGATTGCTCATTAATATTTAACCAATATTCCTTTAACGTCAAATTATTATAACCATAAAAATCAATAGCATTTAAAAGCGCCTTATATGTTCCAATAAATGGTTTTATTTCTGATGCTTGTAGAAGCAACTCCTTTCTTTTTTGATTCATCAATATCCAGTCCGGTGCAAACTCCATAATATTGGAATCTTTAAGTATCATATATTCATCCTCTGACATGGACATCCCAATATTAGAAAGTAAAACCGTAAGTCTTTCATCCTCAGACTCAGTTTCACCATATATTCTGATACTGGCTATAAGTATTTCATTACCATTATTAACTTCGAATATATCTAAAATCCCTGTATGATAATTATCGTCATGACTCATTAATGCAATGTTGCATTTAATTGGAATCATCGACATATTAGTTTTAATCTTTTTTATTCCATTAACTTCACCTTCAAAATATGCAGCATCTGGTGGTAATATTGGATGCACTTGAATATTATCTTTTGTAATTTCAAGTCTTCCATTATTATTGGAAGCGCTATACATGAAAATATCTTTGCTGAATTCATATCCATTGAAGAATTTGAATTTGAATTGCGTTTCTCCTAACATTGTAGCAATTGGAGTAATATACTGGTCGTTACCCAATAAACCTTGCACTTGTTCTAAAATATAAATCGTTAATGTTTCATATAGACCTGTTGAAACTATTGGTAAATAACACACACCCTCCCATATATTAGTATCGGAATTATATAATAAGTTTAAGTCGTTTGACTCACTGTCAAAAAACCTTAAATTTGGATATGCCATTTTTATTTAATTTTTTTGTCGTTTCTTCTGACAGTATATGATTTGTACATTTTTAAATATGTTACCGAATCCACCCAATCTGCCACAACGTGTTGAATCATGGTAATAAAATCATTCATTGTATCATTGCGCTGAATGTACTTTGAAATTGAACCACTTAGAATATTTGCACGATAATCATTTCCTTCATGCAGTCTTTGGTCCATTATTGAAAGCCTTGTATCGTAGCTTTTTACTTTTCGTACTTTTAATATATTACTAAAAATGTTCATTATATCGATTTTCTATTTTGAGCTTGTATTATACTAAACACTGTATTTGGAACAGCCGGCTCATCAAAATAAATTGATAACGCTGCCATCTCCCCCATTTTAACAGCGTCAGGTACGTTTATATTATCTCTATCGGCCCATCCTCCTCTAAATAATGCAACCTCTTCCTTCTCTAATATAATATCTCCAAATGAGTCTAGACTTATTATATTTTCCGGAAGTGCTGCTCCTGGTTCAAAATTAATATGGGACTTGGTAACATTTCTTTTAAAGAAAACATAATGCTGTTTGCCATTTCCAATATCTTCGAGGACTGGCGTAGATGGAGTCACTGTTACTGTTTCACTAACATAATACCCGAGTCTTCTTGCAGTTTCTTCCTTTTCAGAAACAAATCTAACATTTACAGAGTCGATTCCTTCAACGCCTTCCAATATTGCAATAATATCAGACTTAGGCAAACGATCTCTTCTAGTAATATTTATTAAGTATTGTGAAATCTTTGAACGAATCTCAGTGAACAAATTAGTTTTATTAAATCCTTCAAAATATCTTACTTTAATATCCATTCTAAAATATTGGATTTTAGGCTCTACTATTTTAACTTCAGTGGTTACCATCTGCTGACCTGAATTTTCTAAGGTTCTAAGAATTCCATTCTTTTCATCTTCAGAGAAAAAGAATTCCTCTTGATGTAGACTAAAATAATCAGTATTCGATGTAAGTTTTCGTGCAGTGTCAGGAAGCATGAACAAATAAATAACATTATCATCATCAATATAACCATCTTCTGTTGTATTATATGCATCAAGATATGAAAACATGCCATATCGAGATAGGAAATGCTCATAGTTATTAGGAGTTGCCAATACAAATGAATGTGATTGTAAAGGCGCTATTAATTTAGTAAGGTCTATACTTTCCGGGTCAGACCCCATAGTCGGAGCAACTGTAAACGAAGATTCTAATATTTTATTTAAGTTATATGAGTTTCCAAGAGAATCAAATCCTTCATTTTCAAATTTAAAATTAAGATCCTTTGAACCTGTTAAATTTCCCTTTGTTCCATCCGTTATGATGTATTCAACACCAATTGAAGAGCCAGCTGGTGGAATTAAACCAAATGAACCATTTCCGAAATAAATATCAAGTCCTCCTGTTATTCCAGTTTTAACGATATACCCCTTTGTCCCTACCTTCATATCATAAAGAGAATCATATTTTGTCCACAATTCACTGTTTACACTTACCCTAACCGAATGATGATCTGTATTCTTTTTGATTATCACATTAAATGATTGCAATTTATTTCCAGTTCCGGTAAGATTTTGCTTTTCAAGTTTACCTTGAATAACTGGTATATAGATATATTCAGGATTGTTTGTTTCTATTCTAAATTGATCGTTGTTTGTTTTTAAGACATATGTCAATCCATTTTTGGTGGCCTTTATTATAGTATTTGCTGGAATGTTAATGGCATCCCCTGATATCTCGTTAAATGCAATGGTGCTTAATCTTATTCTTATCTCTCCAACTGCCGATGTTCCTCTGAATGCGTCATGTCCAGCAAGTCTCGCAAGGCCATATATGGATGCATGATTTTGTGCAGTTAGAATATTTTGTTCAACCAATGCATCTTCAATATAAAGAAATACAAATTGCGTAAGTTCTGTAAGCACTTCAAGTATTTGGGAAAACGGCGATGCTGTTGTAAATAAGTCACCCCCACGTCCATATACTCTTGAAATATACGTCCTCGTGTCGAAGATCATCTCACTAGCTTTAATTCTAGCTTTTGATAAAAATTTTAATTCTGCCATCTCTTTATTTTTTTTAAATTGATATGGTAATCCCATATCGGTAGTCAACTATAATATCTATAAAAACCACGTTCTTATCGGTAAATGATGCAAATTCCACAGTGACATTGACTGGTATTTTAGCAGAGAGTGGAATCCATCTACTAATTGCTTCTTTCACTACCCCCTGTAGCATTGTGTCATTATACATAAACGAATATACATAATCCTCAAGATTGAGTCCAAATTCAGGCTCTCCCATGACATCTCCCTTTACAGTGAACAATAAATTCTCAATTTGTGTTAAAATTAAGGCAATATCTTCATCAACCTGCAACTGATCTGGATCAAAGTTTGGATCACCTATTGCTTTTATATACAGTTCCATAAACTATCTATCTCTATTTTTATGAGGAATGGAACATCCAGTCGACACCCTCATCTCCTTTGATTTCCTCAATCAAACTGCTTAATTCTTCTTCACCCAATCCTTTGATTAAATCAGGATTAATTTGAATGTTTCCAGGAAGTGTAAATCCAAATATCCCTAGTTTTTGCCCTAATGATATTTTAATCTTAGCAGAACAATATCTAAAAAACGCCTCATCTTGAAACAACGCGCATTCTGGAATAGTTTCATATATATTTAAAACTACGTCTCTTTTAGGAGTTTCTCCTGTGAACTTGAGTTCATGTGTTAGTTGACTATAATGAAAACTATAAGGGTTTTGAAATATTTGTCTAGCCATATCAAAGAAACTTTGATTTACTATGTAATATTCTAAGTTTTCTGCTGCGTTTACAATAGCGGACCCCCCTGAAATTCCACCAGCAAACATTCTTTCTATTGAAAAATCTCCTTGTGCAAATTTAATATCTAAGCCTCCTCCAGAACCACCACCAGTTTCAAATACTCCATATACTGACCATACTTCACCTCCACCAGTCACCGTATTCATTTTAGGAAGTGTAAATGAACGTTTAGCCTTAAAGTGATCCGAATGAAACATTTCCTTAGGTATAACCATGAAGTTTTCTTTAACAGAATATTCATAGTTTTTATAAAACCATTGCTTCGCACGTTTTACTATATTTTGAACCTCCTTTCTTGGGAGATTCATAGGTATCATACATGAGCCAGTAATATCATCCGCTAAATCGTTTACAAATATGTTAAAACATTCAGCATCCCATCCGGGATCTTGCTGATTATCAGAACCTCCTACTAATATACTTCCCATTTCTTTATTTTATTTTTATATTGCTTTAGATTTAACAATTTCAACATTATTAAATTTAGCTAATTTTTTATCATACATACCTTCTCTAAATATGCCACCATTCATAGTTCCTTTAAATGTACCCTTACCATATACATAACAGTCAGTAGCGACACACGTTCCATGTACATATGACCCATCTAGCTTTGAAGAGTTTATTTGAGTACCTTTGTAAAAATTACAATAGTGAATATCAGAGCCATTAACATCGCATGAATATATATCGCAATTCTTGAATTCTCCTGTTAAAAAACAATTAATAAATTCATATCCTACTAAATCAACACAGTATTCAAGTCTACCGCCATTAACCTGTATTTTACCTGAATCTGAGTCATAGTTAATATGTCCCTTTGAAAGATCTCCAAATGTGAATAATCTAATAACCGCATGTTTAACACTTGGCCAATAAAGATCTACAATCCTTGGATCTTCTTTTAAATCAACAGTAAACTTAACATCCTTCCAATTATCTTTAATTGTCTTCCAATCCTTTCTAGCATCAATAATACGTTTATTTTCAGCAACTATCCTTTTAAGTTCAATTGAATTTAAAGTGTTAAACTCATTATTTTCTGATGAATTCCATATTTGCAATAGAAATTGGTCTAGAAGGTACAATATAGTTGATGTCTTCTTATGCCAATCGGATCCTCCTATATACCTAAATTCAAGATAATTTTTATGTCTCTTGTCAAAATTAACGCCGTAATACTTAGAGTCAGGATATGTAAAGTTTTGTTGGTTTATATGATTACCATCAAAAAAGTAAGTATCTTCTTTTGGTATAATAAACTTAATAGATTTAGCGTATGCAGAATTTTCTCTTTTTGGAAAAAACTTAAACACTTGTTCTTCATTAAAATCTAAAATGAATTTAAGAACATTCATTTTAGAGATTCTGTATTTATTATCAATCTTAGATTTGTCAAAAGAAAGGTTTAAGTGAATTGATGTTCTATCATTCGTAGATCCATTTTCTTCTATCCACTGACATACATTAATAATCATTAGTCGCGCTGCATTATATGGAAGAGCGCCAGTTACAAGTTCTAGCAGTTTTGCGCCTCCAGACATGTCTGGCTCTATTTTAAACGAGTCCTGTGTTACTTCAAAGTCACTATGTGCTTTAGTTTCAACATGAATTGTTTTGCCAAGCAGAACCGCTAGTTTTTTTGCAGTCTCATCTGCACTGAAATTTGAGAAAAATTCGAATTCAACCCCGCAAAGGGCATTTTGAAGAATGTGTACTGAATTAATATGATTCATTGATTTTATCCCGAAAATATATTTTAAATATATATCCTCTAAAAATTATCAGTATTAGATGCTATTGATAGCTTGCTCTATTTTATTTTGAATTTTAGCATTATTTTTAGAAATAACATCAATCCATTGTTGCAAACTTTTAATATTCATATATTTCCAATGAGATATATTGTATTGTTTTGACTTTTCACGTTCTGCATTAAAGAAATTCTCATCGTCATTATAATTTCCTGCAGCGCCTCTACCCAATATTACATCCCATGTAGGCCACTCTGAGTGTGGTTTGTTTTTTAAAGAACCATCTCCTTCTAAATATTTTTGCCAAATTTCTTCATCATTAAATTTAGAATTTATAGATATTATTTCCAGGTTTTTCTCTATTTGTCTATTATTAATTTCTACTTCTTTATTTAATTTTTCAAGTTTTGTTAGCTTCTTAATTTTATCTCCATATTCTTTAGTATCAGCGGTTTGGCCAGTGATCGGTAAATCTGTTGAAGTGATATATCTGTAATGTGCGATCTGAATATTAAAACCTCCGGCGATAATAACCTCGGTACTCAAACTATATGCAATACCATCCCTTTGAATCTGTGCAGATATTTCTAAATTGCCTTTTCTAGAATGGCTTGCGCTTATTGATATGAGTGAATCTGAGGGCAATGTATATTTTTCTATAGATTTAACCATGTCAAAGATTATGTTTAATCTAGTTAATTCCCTGTCATAAGATGTAAATACCATGTCGGATTTCTCCAAGTAGTATGCTTCAGTTTTATTAACTAAATCTAAGATTGATGGTTCCAATGTGTCTAAAATAACGTTAATTATTCTGCCGCTATTCGATTCATTGATAAAATGCTGATATGTCTTTAAATTACCCATGTTTTATTTATCTGTTAATTATATGTAAATATAAACAAAAAAGCCCATATAAAAAAATATGGGCTCTAATATTTTCAAAAAGTTATTAACATTTTTTATAGTTTCAAGAACACCTTTCTAGTGGAAACATCTATACGCGTAATTTGAACTGTTATGTTATCACCATTCACTAGAGAATCTATTTTAATTTCGTCTGGCAATTCCGATACATGAAGTAATCCAATAATGCCTGCTCCAATATCTACAAATACCCCGTATTCTTTAATGGATTTAATAGTTCCTCTTACCTCTACTGGAAATGCAGTATACCTTGTAATAACATCAGCCCATGGGTCTATTATTTCAACATGTTCAAGTTGAGTAAGCATGATTTTAGTATCACTAATTACTTCTTTTACTCTGAACTCAATAATATCGCCTGGGTTAATTTCTCTATTTTGTTGTTTTTTAGCCATTTCTGGATTTAAGTCGTTTGTGTATATCATTCCTGTTAAACAATTGTCAAACCCAACAAACACACCATATTTAGTAGAACCTGTAACCACTCCTTCTTTCATTTCTCCATAATTGTTTATAAGGTTCTCAACTGCACCTGGAATCAACGCCTGTAAATATTTTCTATGTGATACTATTACTGTTCCTTTTTCTGGAGAGTAGCTCATTGGAACAACATATAACTGTGTATTAATTAATACATCAAAGTCTACTAGTTTATTAATGCCAGCAAGTGAACCTGGCATAAAGCAATCAACCCCCTGTATGTTAACGAAATAACCTCCATTAGGAATCATACCAGTTACTGTTCCGATGTAAGCAGTATTTCCAGTTTCAATAGCATCTAATATTTCTCTAAATAGCGCCGCTTTAATTCCAGCCTCAACTGATCCCAATAAAAACCCTCTAGAGTTTAATGCTCTATCTTTTACAATTTCAACTGATATTTCAGTTCCAGGCATTAATTTTGTTCTAGAAATTTCAGATTCTTTTGACAATTGGACATATACCATTTCACGATAACCAATGTCGATCGTAGCCCATTCATCGTCAATCCCATATACTTTACCAGTATAAGTTTCACCTGCATTTACAACACTAATTAATTTAATTATATTGTTTTCACACCAATGGCTTTCCATTAAATTAAGTAGTTCTTGGGCATATGGTTCTCTTGAAAAAACCTTGACTCCTTCTGGCGCTTTGATGTGGGGGTTTGGTTTTCTAATACTTGATGGGCAATCATTTGAATATGAGCTCCAGTCAAAGTCATTAAGTAAGTTTGTTGTAATTTCTTCTGTTAAAACAGCTTCTGACATTATTTTTATATTTAAAGGTTAATAATTAAATTATTTATTCTATTTTCTAGAAGGCAAATGGTGATATTCCTATCATAGGGGCAGTACTAGTTCCAATTGGAATTTTGCCATTATATATAAACTTTAAGTCCTTTAGATGTTTTGCACATGACACTGCAAATGCAGTTGCAACTAATCGAGATGCTGTTTGTATATTTGGTTCATGTTTAAATTGTTTTCCAGTGTTCAACGCTCTTCTTAAGTCTGACCCTAGTTCACCTTCATCTCCATAATAAATAGGAACGTACATACCAGGAGACGGTATTAAACATGGTAAAATTGGAGGAGATGCAGCAAACGGTTTAGATGTAGTAGATTTCCAATAGTCAATAATACACTTCGACATTACACAATATGGGTCTTCTGTATCGCACTCGATTCCTATTTTTATGCTAGCAGCTGCAACCTCATTTACATACCTAATTTTAAGCAGTCTATATAATTCCTTTTCCTTATTATATCTTAAAACTTTATCCTTAATTCGTTTCGTTTCGTTTTTAAGTGAAGCGCTTCCAATTTTACCGTCTATGTCTTTAATATATGTATATTTACAAATAAAGATAGAATCAATCAATTTTATTATGGTGTCATGTCTATCGATACTCTCTTCTTGAAATAATCTATTACGTATAATATTGTCATGCTCGATTCCAACTAATGTAGGAACTTTTAATTTTCCGAGACCTGCACCAATCCAATCCAATGTTTGTTTTTTAACCTTACCTTCAAATGTTGCTAAATTATTATCGAATCGTTTTACCCAGTTTATATAATCTTTAGTTCCATTGTTCTGATATAAAACACGTTTGGAAATTTCTATTATCAAACGTGAATCTGACATTATTGGTACTAATTGAAATGGTATAGAATTATCAACTTTAATTTCTAATATATTAATATTTTGTTTTATTTCAATTGATGCGCTTCTATTAATATCTTTTAGTTCAACTTTTTTTGTTGAATCAATTGCACTTATAAAAATATAGTCATATATACCAGGATCAGTCGGAGCTAAAAACAATGCTATACCATTTGAATCAGATTCAACACTAGGCTGGATATTACCATTTAATGAATATACGAACTCATATGGGGGTGTACCATCGCTATCTTCAATCGATAGGGTTACATATTTAGATTCAGGTTGATCTTTTAAATTTTCAGAATTTATATATATGTCAGCAAATAGATTTACATTTATAGATGCAACCTTTGGATTTGGACATGTGGTAGGAAACATAGGATAAAATTCAAATGGAATTATTGTTGCTTTGTTTTCTTCAACCCATGATTCAAACTCACAGTCTACATTATATTTCATATCAATTCCGGGCAACTTTTCAAATAAGTCATCATATATTGGATTTCCAAACTTGTCTTCTAATATAGGGGATGCAGAATCGAATAGCATATTGAATGCTTTTTTGAATCCTATCTCTAATATGGATTTCTCTCCTGATTTATGGATATTACCATATACGGTTTGTGCAGTCTTAACTGCATTAAAATATTCATTAGCAACAAACATCCCAATGTCATCAGGACCTTTTGACGTTTTACTTGCAAGTTTTTTTGAGAGGTTGTTTATAAATATGGGCCATTGTACAGGCATAATTATTTATTTAGCTGTTGATATGTTATATGTGAGCGCTTAAGACTTGAAATGATAGATGGAGTCGGAGGCGATGGAGGACCTGAGGGCCCAGTTGGAGTCGGATGTATATGCGACTTATAATCATCTAATAATTTATTCAGCCATTTTTCTAATGAAACGCCTCTAACTGCTGGTTCTGTATCATCTTCAGTACCTTCACCAGTATTGCTTAAGAATATATTTCCAGAATCAAGGAATATCTTCTCACTAGTAGAAATTTTAATGTAACCATTTTCGTCAAGTTGAATCAATGGTCTTTCCTTTGCTCCAGTTCCTCTTGATATAATAAGACCGTCTTCCGGTGAATGATATATTCTAATGTTACGCACCTCGTCATATACCAGCGAAACCACATTATGCGCTTCAGCTGAGTTATCTAGTACATCCTTCTTTAATGACTTACTTTGATTAATATGAAACCAATATTCTGGATGATATATGTTACCGTTATCAAATCGTACCGCCACGATAGTTCCTATATTAGGAACACTATGAAAACCAACAATATCTCTATTCATAGGAGTTGCCCATGGAATTGAATCAGTAGGAAGTTTATCGAATTTACCAAAGACCTTAACTCTACATCTTCCCAAATCTTTAGGATCTGCATTATCTACAACCTCACCTAACCAGTGTGTTTCTCTAATATTATCTTTATCTAATTCATTGTATACTGACATTATTTATAAATATTGCCTAAGTTATTTATTGCTGCTCTATTGAGACCTTGGCCTATAGTAGTTCCTGGAACAATTCCATGTACATTATCTTTAATAGCATTACCAATGTTTTTGCCACGCATTACATCGGAAGAAGCCTGATCTACTTTTCTAATTGCATTTGAGAATACATTTTCAAATTTAGGAATTCTATTTAAGGTTTCATCTTTTAGTTTTTGAAGTGCTTCTCTTTTCTTTGATTCAGATAGGGTATTCAAGTCAGACTCAGCCTTCTCATAAATTTTATCGAGTTTACCTTTGCCTTTTTCTTTTGCGAACTCTAATGGTGTTTTTGTAGATGGGTTGAACGTCTCACTATCAGGGGATGGTGCATGTTGTGTTCCAGCATAACTTTGTTCAATTATACCATTCAATACACGTGCTTCAACTTTTTCAAGTGCATCATAAATAATATTAAGAGATTCTGTTGCCATTGTTGGATTTTTATTAAGATCAGCAAATATAGTAGTACCTGATTTTATGTCAAACTCACATGATTTAATACCTAATAGAAAGTATGGTCTCCCAGCAGTACCTGATATATCTGCATTTTTGTTAGTGGTAGTAACACTTGGTTTAAAATTATCAGGGAAACTTTTAAGATCATCTTTATTAAATCCATTCATTTTAACATCAGTGTTAATAGCAATTGATCGTATTTCGGTAACATAAATCCACATTCTAAATTTTCTTAGATTAGGAGGCATTATATATACCCATTTTTTCTCATCAAAAATTGCTCTTCTATATAGATGCATTAAACCAGAAATTGTAAGATTCAAAGATTCTAGAGTTTCTATTTCAAGTTTTGCATCGTCTCCGCCTATAAATGCATTTTCCGGATTATATTGCTGTAACCTTTCAACTCCCTTTATAGATTGCCAAAACCATGGAAGTTCACGATTAATGGTGTTCAATGTTGTTATGAAGTTTTGTAAGTCATTTAATCTGTCTTTATAATTAATTGAATCAGTACCTGCATTTTCAGAAAGTGTAGTTAGAAACGCTTCAGCTCCACCTGCTAAAAGTGGTGAATTTCCCACGTCTGAAAAATCAAACAATAATGCAAACGAAAGATATGTAGGATCCTGGTATGGGAACTTCCTATACGAACCTTTCCTAAAATCCATTAATGTTTTAAAATCTGACATAATTTATTTATTTGTTTTATTTTATAAAGCATATTCTGCTCTCACTGATGCTGCAGTTTCTGAAAGAACCTTTTGACCATCTGTACCTTCTATTCTTCCAGACATCGGTGATGTATCTTTACCAGCCTCGCTCGCTTTAGTATATGTACCAACATATGTACCTGGTTCTGTTCCTGTTCTTACTTCATGTAAAAAGACCAAGTTACCTACTCTAACCCGTTGTATACCACTAAAATCGCTATTTGGATTCCATTTTGTAAATTTAATATTAACAGTTTCTGATTCAGCTTTTTCTCCTCCAGACGCATTCAATTTAACAACTACTCTATATTGAGCAGCTATAATTTGTACTTTTTGTATTGTTAATTTCCAAACACCACCTGGTGTTACTTCTGTTGGTAAAGTAACTATAGTCTGTGTTTTAGTGTCAGTTAGTTCAATATTAATAGTTGGAACTGGAGAACCTTCTGGGGTGACTGTCCAATTTCCAACCAAAAGATTTGATTTCCAGTTTATATATTGTGTGTCAAGATGTGATGAGCTAACATTATATTCTATTTTCACTGGTTCCGGCGGAGGAGCAGGTTCAGGCACTGGGGCCGGAGCGACCGGTGGAACTGGGGTAGGCTGCGGTTTAACTGTTTCTTCAGTAAGATTATTAATCCTGCTTGGCCATTCTCTTCTAAGCAATTTTATTTTTTGCTTAACAGTGTCCCACCCTGATTTATACATATATGTAAGTCCGCCAACGATATAATACCCTGACAAAAAATCGTCAGCTACATGTTCTCCTGGATTAATGACTTCTTCTGATGAAGCACTTGCAGTTTCAAAACCTTTTTCTTTTTTAGAATTTTTAATATCTTTATCTGCAATAAGTTTTAATTGTTCATTTATATAAATAAGTACTGGAATCTTTTGGTATAAATGTATAGCCGGGTTAAATGCAGCCAATGCAACCTCTAGAGACATTTTTTTAACCTCATCTATATTTTGCATATTACTTATTACAGAATACTCATAGTTTAAATGGGCATTTGAAGTCTCTGGATCTGCGTTTTTCCTTCCAACATATTTTGTTTTAACTTCATTCTTGTACCGGTCTTCATCTCTTCGTCCTTTCATAGGTTCTTCAATGTCACTCATTGTTTTACTAACAAGGGGTTGAACATCATGGCTAACAAACCCTTCTTCAGAATCATTTTCAAAAAATTGAAGGGTTCGTTTATATCCATTCTTTTTAGATTTCGAACCTGCGTTGTTAATAAGCGAATGCGCTTCAATATATAAATTAGTGCCAACATCCCTGGCATGGTTTGTAATAACTAACGGTTTTTTAATCTGATTAATTGAGTCATCACCTTGTAAATGTGGTACATCATTTAATTCTTTATCAAATGCCACAATAATTTCTTCAAACGTCTCTTTTGATTCAAGTAAAGTATTTAGATTAACATAGTTTATATAGTAAAAGGGGTCAATAGAGTGAACCTGGAAGCTATCCTCGTCAATGTATGAGTGCATTACTAGAGCATTCAATGTATCAAACTTATTGTTGTATGGTAATATTAAGTGCATTTTATCATCTGATGTATCTATGTTGGTAGCCAATCCTAGTTTTAAATCATTCGCAATTGATTCTATATGTTCTAATGACGTTCCAACTCCATATGACTTACATTCATCTGTATATAATCCTGGAACTTTAATTCTTCCAACAAAATTATATCTGCCAGTCGCACCACTATTAGAATTTTGTTTAGGTTGTTCTGCTTCTATAATATCAAAATCGATTCTGATGTCTTTATATGATGTTTTGTCAAGAGTTCCCATTCTAAAATTAATAACATCTCCATCTCTTGGAAAGTTATCAATTCCAAATTGACCCTTTGAATCCAATATAGTAATGTCAATGATTGGCATCGATCCATTGCAGTCTAAATTCATATTTAAAATGTCCATATCACTAAACACATATCCATTAATTGAAACCATAAGTAAATATCCCTTGCTAGTAATGGCTTTAGTTGAACCATCTCCTTCTCCAAGCGATTCAAACTTAACCTCGTCTAATTTAATAGTAGGTTCTGTAATAGTAAGAATATGATTATCAATTGATGCCATTTTAAATTATAATTTTACCGTTACCAATCCTAATATTAGAATCTCCTTCTTTTAGAATATTAGGTGGCAATATTTGTTTTGACCCATTTGGTTTTTGTGCAGCCTTTCTCTGTAGGTATTCAATTCTCTTAGCATCTTTAATTGGAAGACGTTTAGAATCTATAAACTGGTCTCTTATTGAAGCCTCTTGTTTTGAATTAGTAACTTTAATATCTTTAATGATTTTAAGAGAATCCCTATGTGAAGGAATTTCAATGACATCCCCGAATTTTAAAGAGAATGGGTTTGAAATGCCATTCCATTTTAAGATGTAATCACAATAATCTGCGCTTCTATAATATAATAATGAAATCAAGTCAATTCGTCCCACTTGGTCTTCATCAACTATATGTTCTGCAATTGATGATGTTGTATCAGAAAATACTAAAGTTGGTTTACTAAAATCAACAGTTCCATCAACTATTTTTTTACGCTCTAATGTAATAAATTTCATTATCCGTTGCTTATTTTTCTAAATGTTGCAGTAAAACCGTCTCGTGTTGGTTTACCTTTGTCTTTATTTCCATACTGAGAAATATCTACTGTTTTATTAATGTCAGCAACGTCATCTGGTTGTATATAAAATCTACCTCTCCCAGAGTTAAACATTGATTCAATTTCTGCTTTATCTCTAGGTCTACCTGGTTTTAATTTTATTGTAACAGTCATTCGTTCTGGAAAATCTTGAATTCCAGTTGGACCATCGAATACAATCTCACAGTCTTCTAATACCAAGTTGCCAATAACCATAATCGGATTAAGAGGATTACCAATTGTTACATGCCATTGTCCAGTAGGGTCTCCTGTAAGTAATGATGCAACTGCTTGTCCACCCTGTGGTGTATTGAGCATTTCCATCATTGAACCTCCAAGCATATTATTTAGGAACTTGTTAGATTTAAGGGCACCAAAATCCCCACTTAAAATGTCTTTAGCCGTTCCTCCCATTCCTCCAATTCCATCCTTTCCGCCTACCATCTTACCAAAATCTGAAAATATACTTCCTATGAACCCACTATAATCTCCTTCTCGTAATTTACTAAGATTTCCAAGTGGTTTTGATACCGCTCCGTCTCCAACATATCTGACTGAACCTCCCCAGAAAGGAGCGTTGTTATATGTCAATGCTAATATATTAGCAAGTTGGTCTAGCATCATGATCTTAGGATTTGCACCTTCAAATGCACGTAACTCATATTCGAATTTTAGAGAAAATTGTTGTTCAAATTTAAGACCTTGTTCTCTAACGAGAACATCCTTTATAATATTAAGAGGACCAAATATATGGTTAGGGTATGTATTTGAAAAAGAGTCATATCCGGCATTCTGTTGCGCTGCATTAGAATCTAATGCGTCTTTACCAGCAGCAGCGTTCACAACAGCAGATGCTATTTTACTGTTTTGAATAAAATTTCCAAGTTTTCCAGTAGATTCTTTATTTCTAGATTCTATTGTTTGTACATTAGCAGTCTCTGTTTTCCAACCAAACCCATGATTGAATTTTAATATTTCTCCAATATTGTTTCCTGGCGCTTCTCCAATCCACGTTACTGCTCTAGCAATATCAGGCTGTTGTAGGTCCTCCATTTTCCCATCGGGACCTATTCCTCTTGTTGTAACGATATCGTCAGGGGCAGGAAACGCAAATCGTCTCAATGTGATTAAGAGGTTATTAGGTATTTTATTATAGTATTTGGCTAATGCAAAATCCGAATACTGATATCTATATCCATAATTTTCGGTGTTCTGACTAGTTATTTCTATTATTTTAGAAACTGTCGGATTTATTAAATCTGCAGGTTGTATTTTTTGATAAATAGATCCACCATCGAACTCCCCTAATCCATCTTCTCCAGTAGAATTAATAGAATTTAACGGGGTTCCTCTGTAATTTACCAATGAATATTTATTGAATGCTGAATAAGGCCTAGATCCAACTTGAATCTTTTTTCCTTTTTGAGCAGGGTCAGCTGACGTCGATATATAAAATTCCGATTCTACAATATCACTGTAATATTTAGATCTTGTCGTTTCAACTCCATCTTTAACTTCTTTAACATTTACAGATAAAATAGTAAATGGTTCGTCTTTTGCAATTGCCCTGTTTTTAGTTTGGTCAGGTTTGCTGCCCATGGCTCTACTATTACCCTTTGAACCAGAGTGTACTCCATCTGGATTTGTTGCATCGATTCCATTTTGGTCGTATCCTAGGACACTATTCTGTGCACTGATAAATCCTTTTCCTATAGAAGATTCTTTTACAATTTTTAATGCAGCTTTAGCTTCATCTTTAACTTTATCGAACCAATCCTTTTCCTTTATAGGCATATATTATATCATATATTTTTATTTATATATCATATATTTTTGACTACTCTAAGTTATCGTAGTCGACCGAGAGAGGCCTATATAGCAGTTTAAAATAATAGTCCTTTTCCTTCCCTGCTCTATCACCTAAGAATTTTTTTAGGTGTGCTACAAAAACACCCTTACTTTCGTATTTATAGGTGCCCTTGTTATACGCGTATCTAGTTGTAAGTTCATATAACTCTTTTATGTTGCGTTCAACCAAGAAGTCCTGTATGTTGTTATACAAAACATCAAGTTCTACTTTAGTTCTAACACACATTACTGAGTCAATAATCATCGTGTATGATTCCCATTTAGAATCCAAATATGCTTGAAATTCTTTTACATTAGAAACCCTTTGTCTCAACATTCTAAAAACAGTATAACCGCCATCAAAATTTTTATCGAATTTCATGTCGAACCAATACCTTTTAAGAAAATCGATATCGTCATAAAATCTGGTGATTCTTATTTTATATCTAGGCATTTTATCATTAAACTCAACATCATGTATTATTGCCTTCACTAAAAAAACAATATTACTATGTCGGTTATTGGTTATAAGCGCGTTTACATGGTCACCTTTTGAAAATAATTTATGTCTAATCATTTGAAATGTATTTGATATAATCAAATTGAAACCGTACACTTTCATCAATTTTAATTTCATCGCCAATTATAATCAATGATATTATAAATTCTCTTTCAGTAATAGATGATATTAAATCTTTGAGGTTGCTAACAATTTGAGAATCTAAACTCCTAAATAAATAAATCACACGATCTATTTCCTTTACATTGGGTGCAAGGCTTCTAGTGATTTCATTGATTATTGTTAAACCAATAATCGAATCACTAGGATTATCCAAGTATGGGTCAGACTTAATAAGCTTGCTTATAATACTTAAGAAGTCGATTGTTTTAGTTGACTTCTTAATAGTATGTTTCATAAACTTATTAAAATCCTTTCTTGAGGGACACCAAATACAATCAATTTCCAGTACTTTCATTAATTTTTAAACTACCATCTGAAATCGTTTCAGTTCAGATTTGATAACTTTTATTTTTTCGCGCTTATCTTCATCATTTGGAATATAATCGATACCCCATGATTCAATAATTTTTATTTGGTTTTTGTTTTTAGAATTTCCAAAAGAAAGTCCAATGTCAATACAAAGGTCTTCTATAAATTTAATCTTGGAAATTTGATCGGTAAAATCATACACTACCGTTGATTCATAACTCTCTCCTCCAGAATTAATATTATCGTCAAATACAGTTTTAATGACGCCGTTGTCCGCTATATTTATTTTAACGTATTGCATTTAGTCTACTCTTTTGAGTGGTCTTTGCATCCTTCATTAGTTTTCTAGCAGTTTTCCTATCTTCTCTAGTATTACTTAATGCTAGTATAAAAAAGGCCTCTGATAACATCTCTAATTCCGAGTCATTATACCCTAAAGTTCTCCATGTTACTTTTAAACTTTCGGCCATTTGCCCTAATTGTTCTTCATGTTGGTCTTGTACTCTTCGTTCATGGGCTAAATGTTCTGTTTTTCCATCAGAACACATTCTGTCATACCATGTTTTTCCTTGTGCCGAAAATCTTCCAAATTCATTTTTGATTTTCAAATATCCCATTGCCTTAAGATAAGCTCTTCTTTGTCTCCTTGTATTTTTAGATACTTCAGTTGGGATTGTTTCTTCTTTAATCATTATAGTAATTATTTATAAATGTTAATACTTCTTCTGTTAAATATTCTTGTAATTTATTTATCTCAATTTGTGAGACTGCAACCTTGGCAATTGTCTTAATTAATTCTTCTCTATCTTCATCCGCACTTTCAATTAGCATATTAAATACATCTTTCCCTGGTATGTTTAAATTTATTTTAGCTTCTAATTGTTCAACATTCTTTTTAGAAAGTTTAGCAACCAGAAGTTCAATTGGAGAGTCCATTGACTTAATATCTTTATTTACAATATGTGGTTGTGGTTTTTTTATAGGAGGACTTGAACTAAGCCACTGTGCACCTTGATTTGACGATGTTTGTTCCATTTGTTCTACTATTGGAAACGGCAATTCATCACCTATAATTTCCTCTAAAAACTCCGGAAGAACTAAATTATATATTTTTGTTCCATCTTTAAAATGTACAAACTCTGAATCTATAGTGAGAACTTCAACGACTTCACCTATTCGTTCACCCTTTTTCCATTGATATTTCTTAATAAGTGTCACTTCCTGTTCTTGTATCATATTTAATTATATAAATGTTATATATGTTTTTGATAAAAAGTTTCTATATAATTTAAAGGCTATACATTTACATAATCAATTATTAAAAACAAACCAGAGATTAAAAGAGTAATTTTTATTTTTTTTGATATTTCTTTTTAAATGAAACAAGCCACTTTATTGATTTTGAACTTCCTACTATAACATCAAAACCAGTGCAATACATACGATAAAACAACTCAGTTCCATTTTCATTAAGTAATTTCTCAAGTGTGGCAATTTTAGGTATAAATAATTTATTAAATCCCATTTTTATTTTTATAAAAGATACACATGTAATTATGTTAAATTACTAAATTATAGACATAAAAAAATCTATACCGTTTATATATAGATTTTTTATTTAGTTTTATAGTTTGTTTAGTCAATATCTTCAGCGTCGACTGCTGCTACTGTTTCTTTACTTTCATTAATTTTTTTAGCAAATGATTCTGACATTTTATTTAAACATGCTTCATATGCTTCAGACTCCATATCCTTATGCATTTCTTTAACAGAGTTTGCAGCCAATGCTGCAACTAGTGCTACGTTTTCTGACATGTACGTCATTACAGTATGCTCATCATGCGCGTCAGCTTCCCATTCTTTAGCTTCTGATATCACTGATTCATATACATCCTTCAATTGGTCAGTTACCTTTTTATTAGTTTCCTTTATTGTTTTGGAGTCATCTCCTAGAATCGCTTCTCCTGCCTCTGAAACCCCTGACATTGCTACTATAATAGTGTCATAGTAGTTTCCCTTTAATGTAGAAACCTTGATTTTATTATTTAATCTGGTGGTGTAACCAGATAAATATTCATAGATGTCATTCATCGAAAAAGAAGTATTGTTCTTAATCATAACAGATTCCACTTTGCGAGATGCCTCTGTAATTCCTTGTATGCTATCTGGCTCCTCATCCTTAAACTTAACCGATGCAGCATCTTTAGTTATAATTTTTGTTTCTATTTCTGCTACAAATTCTTCGAATCGTTTTATACTCATAATAATATTTTTTTATTTATATATCTAAAACAATATAGATAATTTTGTTTATTTAAAAGTTGGAGCAGAATTGTTATGTGATAACATACTATAGAACATAAGTGCATGTATGTTTATACAATCGGCTCTTGAGATTGCTCCGTATAAATCATTGTTAACAAATGCTTGGACGAAGCCACCACCACTGTTTATTTTCCATTTGGTACAAAGAATAGATGTTCCCGTTGCAATTATATGTTCGTTATAAGAGTCTAATTCCGAAAGATTTGCATATTTTCCATTTTCTCTAAGATAAACTCGAACAATGTCTCTAACGATTTCAAATTTTGATAGTGTGTTCATATTGTATTTGATTAATTATTATATGTAAATCTAATCAATTTCAGGTTAGCATGAAAATTTAAAGTGTTAAATTTTTGTTAAAGTTTTAAAATAATGAAACTGTTTCATTTAGTAAATGTGAGATGAAACTAATTCTGTGGTGTTTAGAAGGACCTATCTTTTTTATTGCAGTAATATGTGCAGCAGTACCATATCCCTTATTGCTGTTCCATCCATAACCGGGAGTTTCTATATCTAAATCCTTCATTATCGAATCTCTTTCTGTTTTTGCCAAAATGCTAGCAGCTGCAATCGACACATATTTATTATCTCCGCCAATTATTGTTTCATAAGGGATTCCTTCGAATCCATGGAATTGATCTCCATCAACTAAGATGAAATCAAATTTAACCTTTGAGTATACATTAGACAAAGAGCGTTGCATACCAATCATTGTAGACTTTAGTATGTTGGTATCTTCTATTTCTTTAGGTTGAATATGTACAATACTGTATGCAATTGCATACTCCTCTACGATTTTACGGGCATCTTTTCGCTGCTGTTCATTGAGGAGCTTTGAATCTTTTATAAGGGGATGTTCAAATCCATGTGGCATTATACAAGCAGCTACAGTTAAGCATCCACTTAGAGCCCCTCTTCCGGATTCATCGGTTCCAACATGAATTAAATTTGAGTCTTTAAAATATGTTTTTAATTTTATATTTGTCATATAAATTATATGAGCAATTATAAATTTGTTTTTATTTTAATCTCCTGCCATTATTACTAATTCTCGTAGTTTTTTAAGTTCTTCACATTTTTCATACTCCTCTAATCCAGAAAAATATTTAATTAAAATATCTATGAATTGACTCCTTTGTCCAGTGCCATGTGGTATATCGATGTTATGCTTCCCGTCGGTGAAAACTATGAATCTATTAACAGTTCTTGTGAAATTTTTAGTAAGTATGAAGTAAGATGAACGCATTTGAGCATCAAGTTCTTCCATGTGTATATGTTCTTTTTTAAAATGAGTTTATTGCTTTGGCTTATAACAATATATATATCACATGGGATATCCCCGATGTAGCCCAGGGCATTTTAAAAACATGTTATAATTCCTTTAGTTTATCAATTATATTTTTAAGTTCTGCACATATCTTGTATTCTTCTCTATCTTTAAAATAGGTAAGAACGGTTTCAACCCCTATGATTTTTTCTGCTATTGAGGTATCATTATGTTTGAGCGCTCCTCGCTTGCTAGCAACAATTGCATTGTAAATATGTATCATCATCTCTTCTTTCGGAGATTCGTGTAGTTTCTTTATAAATTCATGGTCATCGTCTAGTATTTCATCCATTTGAATTCTTTATTTTTTTAAGTATTTCAATTTGTTCCTCTGTTAAATTTATTGCAAGCGTTCTAAGTTTCACCATTAAATTACCATATCCTTCTTGATTATATATTGGCATTCCCATCCCTACTACTCTTAACATTTTTCCATCATATGACCCTTGAGGCACTTTAATTTTTACACTATTAACTTTGGTTCGCACTTCAAATTCTCCACCTAATATCATATCGATCCAATTCAAATGTAATTCAATGTAAATGTCACTGCCATTAACTATAAAGTCAGAGTCTGGGTTAACATTAACATTTAATATCATGTCTCCTGATGGCGCAGAAGAATTAATAGGGTGCTTAGTCCCTCGTCCTGGAACCTTTAGTTTTGTTCCGTTCAGAATTCCTCTAGGAATATTAATATTAAATCCGCCAGTTCCTACGTCAATATATCTTTTAGTTCCCATGTATGACTCTTCTATTGATATTTCTATTACAACACGAATGTCATGTCCTCTTGCTTCTCCACTGAATGAGTGGTCAAACATGTTTACGAAGTCTCCTCCAAAACTGTTAAATACTGCATCCCAGCTTGAAGATTGCTCTGCATGCCGATGGGCATCTAAATTTGATGTATTATCATATTGTCCCCTTTTGGCAGGGTCACTCAAGGTCTCATACGCCTCTGATATCTGTTTGAATTTAATGTCATCACCTCCTGTTTTATCAGGGTGATGTATCTTTACAAGTTTTCTATAAGATTTTTTAATTGCTTCAGGCGAAGCATCCCTCGAAACGTTTAGTGATTCGTAGAAATCCATTATTGTATTGTTTATTTAGAATTTCTTGGGGTTCTAACTCTAATAGTTTGAGGCTTTGACGCCTTCTCTCTGACTAGAGTTGCTCTATTTTGATGTGAGTTATTAGTATTTTTCTCAGTTATTTGAGATTTTTTATATATAGCAATTTCTCTCAATTGCTTGTTTTCCAGGCACACTGCAATGCGGTCAAGCCCATCTGCTATTCTTCTTAACAATTCATTGTTCATACTATCTAGATTTTTTCGTTATGCTGTTTGCAAAATTTTGTTTATCTTCGAACATTTTTCATATTCTTCAAGTTCTTCGAATATTTCTAACATATCCCCAAGGACTTTTAAAATATGAACAACGTCATTGTTCTCTTCTTTTCGCATTGTGGCGAAGTCGATTCCCTTAGCCGTTACCACGTCATAATTCTCGTTAGCGAGTTTAATCCGCATCATGTTCATATCATGTTTCATCTCTGTGTTTCTAATAAGAATTTCCATTTCATCGTCTTGGTCTTCAAAGTCTTCAAAGTCTTCCATCATTTTATTTATATATTTAGAATTTTTTAAGATGTTTTTATTGTGAATTTGTAATAATATGAAGTGCCATAGCATCCAATTATCATATCTCCATTAAACCATAGTCTCAATCCATAAAACAAAGCCAGAGCTTTTTTTGGTGTTAACAATTTATAACCATTGTCATTCTTTTGATTTTGTTCAAACATTAGAACAGTACCATTTAAAATTCTGTTTTTAAGCCAAAGCTTATTGGTTTTTCCATTTGAAATAGTCATTGGTATCATAATTGTAGTGTATTTGATTAATTATTATAAGTAAATCTAATCAATTTATGGTTAACATGAAAATTTAAAGTGTTAAAGTTTTGTTAAAGTTTCGATTTAGAATGCCGAATATATAGAATAAAAATTGATACATGACAACCAGTTATTGGAAGCACCTCAAGAGAACCCTAGTGGTACTTTCTGCCTTGATCGGAGTTATCATACCCATATATTGTTTCTATGTCATATCACACTTAGATATTAAATCTGAGCCGCTGTCAACATTCGGCGTTTTAAGTAAAACTAAATGGTTATGGTTGACATTCATACAAGTCATCACATTATTCATATACGTCAATAACCATACTGCTATAAAATGTATAGAATCATACATTAATGTAATGCAGCTGAAGATGTTAAAAACTATAAATGTTATAACAACATTGTCACTATCATTAACAGGATTTATAGATATGAGTTTTGGAAAGCCTCATCTTATTTTTGCAATTTCATTTTTCGTATCATATACAACCTTTATCTTTTGGTGGGGAGCATTCAATATTAAGTATAATCTTAAAAATGCAATATTCTCGATGGGTATGGGTTACGGTGTATTTGAGGTTTTCTTTATAGTTGCTGTAATTATATGGAACATTAAAATACACTAAGCATTTTATTTGAATTTAGGTAAATTTATCTTTGGAAATTTAGAGTTTGATTTAGGAACATTAAAGTTTGGGCCTAAATTATGCAACGGGGCGATGTATAGTGGACCATCGTGTTTTTTGTCAAATGTAGTTGATGGTACTCCTGGATCTTTAATTTTTATACCGTTTCCATCAAATCCTTTTTGAGGTTTCCTGTCTATATTAGATTGTTCTTGTTTCTTTTCAATTCGAGGGTCTTCGCTCTTATGACCTTTATCGCCATTTGTTGAGTTTTGGTCTCCTCCCATATGTTTTTTCATCATAGACTCCATCTTTTTTGCTATTAGCCATTCCATAAATCCCTTCCTTTTTGGTTTAGGATTATCTTTTCTTGGATCAACACTAGTGGTTTCATCGGCATCTTCCAGTTTTTCATATTTGATGTTCTTATTTGCTGGATTTTCTTTTCTTCTGGCTTCAGGTTTTGTTGAATTCTGAGCTTGAGTTTGGGTTTCTGATAATTTAGATCCTGCACTATTCATTTCGCTCAGGTTTGGTTGCGCTATCTCAGAATTTCCAGGTGAAGGGTTTTGTGATAATGGAACACTTGAAATATCATTAGAATCTGAAGTATTATTTATAGCAGAACTAATTATATCAAATACACTGAAACTTGGGATCTTGTTCATTATTTATTTGTCTATTGTATCTAATTTTTGTTGAAGTGTTTGTATTTTGAGAAAATTAAGAGGCTCATTCTCCTTTAAAAAAAGAATTAGTTCAATGATTATATTTCTTCGAGTGACAATTGATTCTTTGCGCATAATGTGTTTATACTATATATCTAAATGACTTAAGTTAACAATAATAATGGCATATTAGCCATTTTAAGAATAACATTCATTGTTGCAGCGACGTCAAGCTCACAATAATTTTTAATATTTTCAAGGTTTCCATTCCAATATTCAGATGTAACATCGCTACCGTCCATTATTGTTTTAGGCGAAGGTATTTTTAAAGATTCGCATATCGATGCAAGAGAAGCACTAGTAAAACCACCAAATTTCCAAATTTCGTACGTATCTATAATGCAATTTTCCCATGGTTTCTTTTTCTGTAAATGAAACTGGTGTGGAATTGATACACCATTAATAATAGAGCGCTTAATAAGAAACGGAAAGTCAAAGTTTTTAATATTATGTCCAATAAATTTTATAGATGGATTTTTAGAAAAGATAGCCTGTGAAGTTCCCATAAATGCTTTAAGAACTTCAGACTCATTGTCTCCATAAAAAGAACGAATTTTTGAAGTTGAATTTATTCCAGACTCATCATGTTTAATCTGACCTATTGATATAACTATAATTTTACTAAATTCGGGGCTCAGGGCCGCCATCTTGTCATATAATTCAGAGTCGCTTAGTTCAGATAAATGTTTTTCATATGAGCGATGTTGATCTGCTCTTTTAGTCCATAGTGCTATTGCATTTGGTCTTTCTCTACAAAAAGCTTCATGACTAGAATACTCTGATGTGGTTTCAATATCAATGAATAACATCTCTTTAATTTCAGAAGTTGAATACATGTTTTTTTAGTTTTTACGTACATTATTAACATCATTTATATCGCTAAATATCTTATATATTGATATTGGATATGTGCTCTTAGTTTTACTGATATATGTTCCTTCTCGCTCCTTCATCCAAAACCATTTATGCCCATCCTGTTTTGAAAGTTCATGGTCTAATGAAATAATAGGTCCTTGCATCAATGTACCTGCGAAAATAAAGTAATACGTTTTTCCTATCTTTGGATTTTCAACGTATTTTTTTAATGTGATCTGATTTGTTGCCATGTGATTTGATTAATTATTATAAGTAAATTTAATCAATTTCCGGTTAATATGAAAAAATAAAGTGTTAAAGTTTTGTTAAAGTTTAATATCACTTTCTGATGTGTTTAAATAACATATGCTTCATTACAGTAATCATGTATATATTATTAAACGGCTCAACATTACGTTTAAATTTAATATCGAATCTAAAAAATCTGTTATTGTAATCAACATCAGATTTTTTTATAACAAATTCGGAAATACTCTTAAGCGAATTGTCTATTGTCTCAACTTCATTCAAAATCAATTCATTCCAGTTGATTTTGAATGAAACTGGTTCAATATAAGAATAAACCTTTATAGATATGTCAGAATTCGGATCTATGTATAAGATGAATCCCTTCGTATTCAAATCCCTTACATTTGGTATTTCCGTTATATAACAATGCGTTTCTATAAACCTCCATTTATCTTTTATAATTTTAAATAAATCTTCAAGTACAACTATAGCAATGTCACATATATTGTACATTGAATCTAGATTATAATCTACTGCAATATTATTATATTTTAAAGACATTAATTCTACATCAATTCCTGTAATTACTCGTGATTTATTTTCAATAGAGGCTCTCCTGTTTTTGATTGCTCTTAGACTTAAAAGTTCAGATTCAACCTCTAACAATGATGTGTGCAAATTATTAGATTCTATCATTTTTTTTATTCTTTCAACTAAAGCCATCATTCTATAATATTTTAGTTCATAGTCATGTGGTGCTTCTAGAAGCCAACTCGATTTCAATATATCCATACCATATCTATCTATAATTTTTAAGATATGTGCGTTAATTTATAGTGATATAATTGGAGCTAAAACATCATTATCTATAATAATTACAAAATCATCATACGATAGATTAACTAAATATGCGTTTTTAAAGTAACTATGTGCGATTATAATTTTACGCTCTCCTGTTGCCATCCCGTTTTTTATAATACTGTTTAAATATTCAAAATCTTCTGCTAACATATAAAAATGTATTCTCATTATTTCGTTTTTTTAGATTGTGATTTAATAGGATTAATTACTTCATCAATGATGCCATATTCAACTGCCTCTTCGGCAGAAAGCCAAAAATCTCGTGTAGCATCTGCCATGACAGTTTCTGCTGTTTTGCCACAGTATGAACCAAGTAAAACGAATAACTCTTTGTTTACTTTTTGCCATTCCTTGTAGTTGATTTCTGCATCTTGGATATTTCCTGAGAACCCACCTGATGACATATGCAACATCGTCGTTGAATGTCGTAAACTACTGCGTTTACCCTTTGTTCCTGCTCCTAGTAAAATCGATCCCATTGACGCACAAATTCCAGTGTTAACTGTTTTTATGTCGCTTTTTATCCAGTCCATTACGTCCACTATTGAAAGACCAGATTTGACTGAACCTCCCGGTGAATCAATGTGCATCGTTATGTCTAGATGTTGACCGGTGCTATCTAAAAACATAAGTTGTGCTTGGGTTATAATTGACATCTTGTCATTAACAGTGCCAGCTACCCATAAAATCCTATCAGCCATAAGTCTCGAGAAAATATCCATTTGAGTAACTCGCATTTCGCGTTCCTCTAAAATATATGGAGTCATAGAGCTCTCCAAATTTGATTGATGGTAGTCTAAATTTAATGAAGATACTCCAAATTCAGATTGAGCATATCTTTGAAATTCTTTGTTTTTTGGATTGTAATGCATGTTTTAATTGTGATTATGATTATTGGTTAATTATTTTTTAATTTGATATCTTAGAAAATTTAAAAACACACTATCATTTATTTTAGTCAAATCGATAGGAGTTCCATCTTCTTCTATTAAATTACAATCCAGTTCTGGCATTAAACCAGCATAGAATGGAGATTCCAGCATTTCTTCAGCTAATTTAAAATGTTTTTCATACACGTGCATTGAATTTGAAATATGAGTATAGCTTCCAATCTTTAAATTTGGATAATATTTTAATAAGTGTCGATGTAATTGTTGCTGTAATACACTAAAAAAAGCAAAGTCTGCAGGAAATCCTAATATAACATCGTTGCTTCTCATTGTAATTGTTAAATTTAACATGTCTTTTCTTATTTGAAAGACTCCATTCAAAGTACATACTTGATCTTTATTTTCAAAAAACTGGTGAGATGGGTTATTAAAGTGCATGAACGCCTGTCTGCTATCTTTGTCTCGTTTCAATGATTCTATAACCCACTGATATTGTGTTAATCCATGTGCATTACGTTCTTTAAATAATAAATATCCATATGCGGAATTAACAGTTCCATCTGTGTTTTTAAGAGAATCCCACATTGTTGCATATTTTGAAATATATTCTGTGGTATTTGAACCAGAGAAATACCAAAAAAGTTCAGCAGCAATATATTTTAAAGGAGAATTCCGAGTAGCGTTTAAAAATAGATTATTTAAAGGGTTCCCAATTTCTATGATTGTATTTGTTATCTCCTTTATTTTTTGGCCTCTAGGCTCAATATCATATTCAGGGTCATACATTAAATTACCTAGAATGTCATTATATGCGCTGGACATATCCATATATTTGAATGTCATGTTCATTATACTATTGTTTTATGTAAAGTTTATCTTCTCCTTTAATATGCGATATATTATAAATCTTTGTGCCTTTCACTATTGTTTTTTCTAAAATTGAATCTGCTAATAAGTCTTCAATATATGTTTGAACTGCACGTTTAAGAGGCCTTGCGCCATACGCGACGTCGAACCCTTTTTCTGCTAAAAATGATATGGCTGATTTAGAAATCCTAATAATATAATCCTGTGATTCCATTCGTTCAATTGTTTTTTGAACTTCAATTTCTGCAATCTTCAAAACGTCTTCTGGTTTTAAATTATCGAATAGAACAATTTCATCGATTCGATTCAGAAACTCCGGAGCAAATTTTAATTTAAGTTCTTTTTTAATAATTAATTCCATTTGTATTTTATGTGACGTTGTTGAAGATGAACTTGAAAATCCAATTCCTGTTCCAAAATCAGAAACCTTTCTAGCCCCAACATTGCTTGTCATTATTATAATAGTATTAGTGAAGTCAATAGTCCGCCCTAATGCATCAGTAAGTCGACCTTCATCTAAAACTTGAAGCAATACATTAAAAATGTCAGGATGCGCTTTTTCTATCTCATCAAATAGAACAACAGAATATGGGTTTCGTCTAACTCTTTCTGTTAATTGCCCTCCGTCGTCATGACCGACATATCCAGGCGGAGAACCTATAAGCTTACTTATGTCGAACTTCTCCTGATATTCTGACATGTCAATTCTAATTAATGAGTCCTCTCCTCCAAAATAGTACTCAGATAAAATTTTAGTAGTAACGGTTTTTCCAGTTCCACTTGGACCAATGAACATAAACGAACCAATTGGTTTATTCGAAGAACTTACTCCAGTTCTACTCCTTTTAATAACTCTGCATAGTAATTCAACTGCAGTATCTTGTCCAATAATCATAGACTTTAATTCCTTTTCCATTCCAATTATAATTCGACTTTCATCATCAGTTAATCTAGTAACAGGAATTCCAGTCGACTCCGATATAACAGCTGCTATATCATCATACGTAACTGTTTTTTTATTTTGGCGTAATGCAATTTCCCACTCATTTGTTTTAATGTCAATGTCCGTACGCTTATTAATTTCTAAGTCTCTAAACTTTCCTGCTTTTTCATAGTCTTGCGCTTCTACAGCATCCAATTTTAAAGTCTTTAGAACTAATGCCTCATCTTCAAGTTCTCTAACATGTTTTGGTATCTTAACTTCCTTTAAATGCACCTTGGATCCTGCCTCATCAAGTAAGTCAATAGCCTTGTCTGGCAATTCCCGCTGTTTAATATATCGATCTGAAAGAATTACACATGCTTCAATCGCTTCAGCTGTATATGAAACACAATGAAAATCTTCATAATTATGTTTTATTCGATTTAATATTTCAATAGTGTCAATTGTTGATGGTGGATCTATAAAGACTTCTTGAAACCTACGAGTAAGGGCACTGTCTGATTCTATATGTTCTCTGTATTCATCTAAAGTAGTTGCGCCAATACATTGTATTTCACCTCTAGAAAGTGCAGGTTTTAATATATTGGCAGCATCTAATGAACCACTAGTTCCACCTGCTCCAACCATCGTATGTATCTCGTCAATAAATATAATGATGTCTCTGTTTCCTTTAAGTTCCTCTACAATTTTTTTCATACGTTCCTCAAATTCGCCTCTATATTTTGTTCCGGCAACAATGTTGGCCATACTTAAGGATATTATACGTTTATTTAGAAGAGTCATAGCCACTTTCTTGTCTACGATCAATTGGGCAATAAAATCGACAATTGCGGTTTTTCCCGTCCCTGCATTTCCTAATATTATTGGATTGTTTTTCTTGCGCCTAGAAAGTATTTGGCATATTCTATTCACTTCCTTTTCACGCCCTATTATTGGGTCTAATTTGCCTTCTGCTGCAATCTTTGTTAAATCCTCGCCGTATTGATCGAGGAATGGAGTATCTGTCCTTTTAAGCATATTTAATTTTTTAATTTTCTGTTTCTAATCGTTTAATTACGTCTTTAATGTTTATAATAGATGATATTATAGTTGGCATCCCTAGCATAGCCCCACAAAATTCAAACAAATATCTATACGTTGAAAATACGCTTCCCACCGTTACTTTATTGTTAACTATATAATATGTCAACAATGCAGATACACTAGCATATATGATAAATTCTAAACAGAAATTAAATTTTGAATCTAAATTGGACCACCTAATCGAAAGGGTTCTACCTCTCCTTAATAAATTATTAATAATTCGAGTGTCTCGAGTAGAAACCGCCTTTGTCTGTTCTTCTGTAATATCGTTACTCATCGATGTCAACTTTGCAATCCTAGGGGAATAGTAATATGTAACCATTAGTATGGCAACTCCTGGTATTAAAAGAAAGCCAACAATTGACCAACTCACCTGTGATAAAAAATAAACAGAAACAACAATGCCAAATAATGTTTGAATAATTGTTAGCATGTCATATTCAAAAAATCTAACAATATGGTGCATTAAGTTTAACCTACCGTTTATTTTAGTTGTTTCAACTCCACCTTCTATTTGTTTTCTGGTTTCAACTGATGCAAATTTTCTGTATATTCCAGAAAAAACGATTGTATCATAAATTCTGCTCACATAACCAAAAAACATAAGAGTTACAAATGTAAGTATTAGGTACCATATATATGAATAATTTTTAAGAATCAAATTATCAATAGTATCTCCAATTATTTTAGGGTATACTAGTATTAAGATTGCATTTATTGAAAAAAGAGAATATGAAAACATTATAGATTTCCAATTCTCAAAGAACATTGATTTTAATTTATGCATTCTTTAAATTTTTGATAGATCTGTTAGCGCATTCATAGCATAAAACAGCAGTTGCATTCGCTCCAACTTCTACCCAATTTTCACATGTTGTATTTTCAGGAGCGTACATTGCCCATTTTCCTAATTCAGGCTCTGAATTTTGACATATCATTTCTAATCCAACATAATTTGAATTGGATCCTTTTTTAATTTCTCTAGTTTTCCACATAACCTATACTTTATATTTAAAAATTATACTGTTATTTTCACTCTTGTTTCACTCTTGTTTCACTCTTGTTTCACTAGATTCCCCTAATATATAAAATAAAATATAACACAGCATGGACGCTATAACATTAGAAAGAATTAAAACTGCACATCCAAAAATCAGAGAACAATTATTAGCAGACTATATAGAAGCCAATAATCTTTTA